ATGGCAGACATCAGCGAGAAGAGCTCCGCCAGATTCACGTCTGGTGTAGTGATGTGTAGCACGAACAACCGCTTTCTTAAAGTTGAGTCTTTGACGTACGATGATGCAGTTTGGAACCGATTTACTCAATCTTGGATTATAGAGTTGAAAGATGAATTCAAGATTGAAGAAGTTGGCCCAGACGGAAAGAAGAGGACTAGACTTGACATTGAGAAAGCGAGAGCAGCGAAGCCCGGAGCGGAGATCAACCCTAACATCTATGTGTTCAAGAAGTTTGATGCTAGGGCTCGACTTAGTAGGAACGCTGAAACAGGCGTTGTGTACGAGTGGGAGCAATTCATCAAAGTGTTGGAAGATGATTTGAAGAGCCGCATGCAAGACGGAAACGCATTGGATGGATGGCTAGACAAATACGCCGAAGAGCTGTGTGCGAAGAAAGGCGTAGCCCAGATTGGCAATGAGGACATTATGAGAGTGTATGCGCAAGCAGGATCCGATCCAGTAGTAGCCCCCAAGTATAACTTGGGCGAGTTCCTGGATTGGGTTATCGAGTTGAAGAAGAACCCCATTGACCCCGACGATGAGACCTATAATCGGTATGTCATTTACGCTTCGTATGAAAAATCGGAGATGAATGGCGATCCTTATAAGTTTAATCTAGTTGACTACAAACCCCAGTTCATGGACGATGATGTGTTTAGACTATTGCTCATCGCATTCTTGAGAGAGAAGGATGGCTTTAAGTCTAAAGTGAGCGCGACTTTGAAGATGTGTAAGACTGTGTGTGATGACGCATTTGAGAAGTTGCCGGAGATTGTGAGGAACGTGTACGCGACTGTCAAAAGTTACGTGCAGGGATTCCTAAACGGAGTGCTCTCCTTTGCGAAGGAGAACAAGTTGTTGGCACTGCTCATTGTGGCGTTGCCAGCGTTGATTGCAATGAGGAAGTCAAGCAAGAGTGAGAATGTTGCTGAGAGTGACCCACGCGTTTTGCAGCCGCGTTCTAGACCTGGTGTAAAAGCCATTTCTAGAGCGCGTGTTGTGAAAGGCGGAGCGGAGCTTGGACAGAGCATTAACCAATTGGATGTGATCAATTTGGTCAGACGACAGCAGTATCTTATTACTGCGGAATATGACGAAGTTGGAACGACGAGTGCGCGAGAGATCGACATGGGTTGCATTACCCAGATTGTCGGTAACGTGTTCATGATGCCCGCGCATTTCCAATTGCACATGAAAGATGACCCCCCCAACCGGATAGTGTTCCGGCATGCCGACAATGACAAGGTGATGATCACAAGAGATTACCGCAATCTTTTCACGAATGTGGTTCAGCTTGAGCACGCCATTTCCGAGGACGAAGTAGGTGGAATGGACGTGGTGTTCTGTGTGATATCGGAGTTCATGAGAGGAAAAGATATTACAGGACACTTTGCAACAGAAGCTGAACTAGCAAAGATGGCAGATCGTAGCGTTATGGCGACGCTCTCTGGCATTGATCGAGGACCGCATGGAGTTTCATTCTCCAGAGTTTCTGGAGAGTGCAAGCTGTTGTTGAACAGTCACATCGACTATGTGATGGATGTGAAGACGAAGCGTGACGTGGTGTCGACATCGATATGTCAATACCAAATTCCGACGAAGTTTGGAGACTGCGGAAAGATAGCATCACTTAACACTGATGCTATACGTGGGAGGATCGTTGGCATTCATGTCAGCGGTACAGTCAGCGGATGGAATTACGCTCAGGTTGTAAGTTGGGAAACTATACAAACAGCCTTGGAGCACATGCCCAAACTAGCGCAGATTGGTTTGGCTTTGGATTCCATCATGGAAGGAGAGGGAGAACCCATTGACGCGGGTTTCATACATCTCGGAACCATCAAAACGCCAGTTACCCAGAGCACGAAGACAGTGATTGGCCCCAGCAAGCTATATGGTAAAATATCGCCAGCGACTACGAAACCTGCGATGTTACGACCCACCATGATAGATGGAAAGATGCACGACCCCCTGATTGAAGGAGCAAAGAAGGCCGGGATTCCCTGCGGGTTAGTGCCCGAAGATGTTCTCGACCAAGCGACCAGAGATGTTTACTTAAACATCTCCCAGAAGCAACCTGGACATGTTGCCAATCGAGTCCTGCATTATGAGGAGGCTATAATGGGCGTTCCAGGTGATGAATTCTTTCAACCAATTAACAGAACTACGTCACCGGGATACCCTTATATGACTGAGACCCATAAGCATGGACATCGAGGAAAGACCAAGTGGATGGGCCGCGACGATTACGATTTCGAATCGGATGAAGCGAAGGCCCTACGACAAGACACGATGGAGTTGATTGAGAAGTGTCGAAACAATGAGCCTTTCGAGGTAATTTGGGTTGACACTCTCAAAGACGAACGACGATCTGAGGAGAAGGTGAAGGCAGGCAAGACTCGGGTCATTTCTAATGGCCCCATGCATTTTAATATCGCATTTAGGATGTATTTCATGACTGCCCTCATCAATTTGAGGATTGGTCGTCTTTTCAACGGGATCGCAGTAGGCATGAATGTTTGGAGTAGGGAATGGGATTTCCTAGCTCAATATTTATTGTCAAACTCTCCCCTTGTATTGGACGGCGACTTTCGACTTTTCGATGGTTCATTGATAGATAAGATTATGTGGAAGATTTTTGATATCTTAGACGCGCAGTACAATGACGGAAATACTACGATTCGCAGGAATTTGTGGTATCATGTTGTTTATGCTGTGCGGTTGTGTAGAAATCGAGTCTATCAATGCACCCATTCATTACCAAGCGGTTTCGTGGCGACAGCGGAGGTTAATAGCCTCTACGTTAACATCATCTTCAGGTGTGCCTATCTGGTACTAGCACGTCTTCACGGATATGCTGGTGACAGTATGGCAATGTTCAATCAGAAGGTTAAGTTGGTGGCTTATGGAGACGACAATGTCTACTCCGTGTGCCCCAGCATAATAGACTGGTTTAACATGAACACTATTACTGAAGTCATGAAACAATTTGGAATGGATTACACCCCCGCCGACAAGAGTGATGATTCCCGACCGTACAAGAGGATAACTGAAGTCTCTTTCTTGAAAAGATTCTTTAGGCGAGTTGACACAGTGGACGGCAAATCGCCCGTTTACATGTGTCCAGCAGACCTGGAGAGTCGCTTGGAAATGCTCAATTGGACTAAAGCCAAAGGAGTTGATTCAGGCCCAGAAGAGGCTTTAGTTATCAACGATGTACTAAAGGAGTTGTCGATGCACGGATGTACCATCTACAATGAATACGCGCCCCAGATCCTGAAATGCGCGATAGAAGCAGGGATCACTGGTATTAGGGACGAAGGCCCAACCTATTACCATAAAAAGATCATCATGGGCAATGGACTACCTCGGCAATGTGAACTTACAAGACCCATACAAAAACCCAACGTAAACAAAGGTCTACGTACTGCTATTGCTGAAAGAGGCGGGAGTATTTACTCTTATACCCTAGGATCGCCTGTGGCAGACCCACATTATCCAAGGGAGCGTTGGTGCGAATCGAGGTCTGAGCTAACCCGATTCAAAGATCCAGCTTACCGAACAACAACAAAATTTTAATGCAGACCCCGACATAACCCTTACGACCTCAGCGATCACAACGGACACGATTAC